CGGCAGTTACAAGTCCGCCTGCGGCAGTTACAAGTCCGCCTGCGGCAGTTACAAGTCCGCCTGCGGCAGTTACAAGTCCGCCTGCGGCAGTTACAAATCCGGTGCCGAGCTTTACTAGTCCGTTTCTGAGCTTTACTAGTCCGTTTCCGAGATTTACTAGTCCGCCTGCGGCAGTTACTAGTCCGCCTGCGGCAGTTACTAGTCCGCCTGCGGCAGTTACGAGTCCGCCTGCGGCAGTTACGAGTCCGCCTGCGGCAGTTACGAGTAAGCCAATCACGGTTACATTCGAGTCACAACCAAAGAACATTGATCATCCGCTGTTTGAGCCGAAACCCCAGCAACTCGATCCTATTGCAAAGAGATCTGAGTTTATTAAACACATCCGGCTCTACTTGGATGAGGTGAATCATTATCCGGTTGGTATTGACCGAGTTTTCATCTCAACAAAGATTTACGAGTATATCGACACCAATTTTGATGCAATGCCAGTTGATAATTTTCGGTTTTTGCATGTGGTACACGATAAATCATTGGAGCTTATGCGCCAGATCAAGCCTTTCTACCGATCTCACCCCCAAAACAAAGCAGATTTGGATCGGTGCATCAAGCTAATGAACCGAGTTCATGCGAAGACACATTTGAACGGTTCTGGGTTCGTGGATTGCTTTTGCCAGATGTAAATATAAGAAAGGTACAATCTTTATTTTTATGTCTTACTTTGTAGCATAGATTTGTGACTACTTTCTGCGAAAGATTTGTGGCTACTTTCTGCGAAAGATTTGTGACTACTTTCTGCGAAAGATTTGTGGCTACTTTCTGCGAAAGATTTGTGGCGTTTATATATTGTGCCTAATGATAATTTAATTTTGTCTATTAGCTCATCAATCATACGGTCGCCTTCTTCATGTAAATACCAATAAAACATCCATAATGGTATCGTATTCTGGTACCGATAAATGATTCCTCCTTTTCCATATTGAACTAGATTTTCTACAAACTCAATCATGACTTCGTATTCATATTCAGCTTCCTTATTACCCATCCATACATAAACCGGCGGCATAATAGGATAATTAATTGAATACCTAGCATGATAAATTCCAAATTGGGGAGATAACAGTCCAATCCCTGGACAAAATCGTATACGCTGTAATGCTTGGACTGCAACAAATGCACCGGTTGAATCTGCTATGATAAAAGGGGCTGGCATGGATTGACAAAGGTGTCCATACATGGACAGTACATCTGCAATTGAATCTTGCATGTTCCCCGTTCTATATTCTGGAAACCAGATTTCAATTGGATAGGATCGTTCTAATCGCCTCACCAATTCTAGACAAAATGATCGATAGGATTGATAACCACCTAATGACCCATGAACAAAAAAAATAGACTGTTTTCGATGATAATCAGTATTTACATTTGAAATTCTATACAGTTTAATTCCATTCAAGGTTACTGATTGTTCATGATTGGATTGAATCGCTTCTGGGTATAAGATTTGGTTGCCAATTTTATTTGGTATCCATCCAAAAGTACGCATAGATATTTCTAAAGCTTTGTATTTCACTCTGTAAAATACATAAGCTATATAATAAACTAGGTAAAATAAATAATAAATAACACTTTCGTAGAAGTTCATTCTAGATGTATAGTACAAAAGATTTTTGTTTAGATGAGTTATGATGTAACCATATAAACAAAACACGCATACTGTAATTAAACATGAAGCTGCGATCAGGAAGAAAAATCGGGAAAGATGAAGATGATGAAAGTGTAGATACGTGTGGATCAATCCTTACCCACGGATTAATTATGTTTACTGCACTTGTAAGTGCACAAGTTGTAACATATTACTTGATACGATGTCTATAAATAACTTAAACAGATAAAAGAAGAAATAATAAAATGACGTATCTTATTCATAGAACAGCGGACTACTGGGTAATTGCCCAATCTTTCTTTTTAATTTGCTGTTTAGTGTTTATTGGTATCCCGGTTGCATTAGTTTATGTTACATTATGTGTATTCATTGGGATTACTGTATTTCGTCGAGAATTTCCATATTTTTATGACCAGTCTATAAAATTAATGATGATGTTAGTTGGGGCTGGACTTTTCTTACGGCTAATACGAATACAAAGCAATGCGGATCGTTATGAATTAAATCATTTGCAACATTTTAGAGCTGTGTTTGACACCTAAAATAATTTCAATAGTCCAGTTAGTTCATCTAATAAAACTGTATCTAAATTATTTTTATACAGTAAGCCCTTTAATTTATCCAGTTTATGATATACATCTTCATCTACACGAATTTCTACTAATTCAGGTGAACCACTATTTGCAGAAATGTCTGTTCGATTTGTGTAAAGTGGCATTTCATCTGATACAGGAGAATGTTGGTTAAAATAAACAGCAGATTCTTGAAAAACTGGCATTCCAGTCTGAGTTAAACTACTCTCTATACCTGATTGATTTAAACTGCTACAAGGGGTCGGAGTGGGATGATCAAATTCTGTTTGGTCATATACACTTGTATAAGATGACATCATAGAAGCTGGTTGTACTGCATCATGAATGTTATGCAATTGTCCGTTAACATATGCAGTTTTCACACTGGATTTGATTTCAGAGAGAAGTTGCAACATGGTCATAGTGTCATCATTCACATGATTTCTGATTAAAAATTCGAGTGATTCTAATTTTGTTTTTACAGCAGAATAAGGATCCATATTATAAATAATAAGTATATAATTATATTTAAATCCGTATTGATTTAAATACAATTAGTTTTAGGAATGTAAGATTCATGTCAGATCTGCCATTGACACCAAATCCATTAGCAGATGTAAGTGCATTTGCTTCTGAGTTAAAGAAAACGGTTCGCCAAGCAGGAGACCAAATTATCAAAGATATTAGTGGTACAGATGATACTGGTACTTCTATTGATGCTGTTCCGATTTACTCTAGTAACAATGTTGACAATGGGGCTACGAATGAGTCTGTTTCTTTTGACATTCAAGATGAAAAAGAAGATGTTGGTCGTCTTAGCAAAAAACATACAAATATGTTTCTAAACCGTAGAAGAGTTAAAAGTGAGACTACAGTACAAAGTGATGATATACAAAAGACGGATGATTATGACGAAGATAATCCCAATGCAAATTGTTGTTGTGTTTCACTAGAGTTTACTACAAGATGTGAAGATGATAAAGATAAGAGAATTAAACAGTTAGAAAAAGATCTTACAAAATCTGAAACGGAAAAAAAAGGTAACAAAAAAAAACAGATAGAATATTATGATACGATAAAAGATAAAGTAACAGATATTAAACGTTTGCTTGGACTAGAATTAACGGACACAAACAGTAAACTTACTGCTGAACAAAAACTAAAACGAAGAAAAAGAAAAAAAGAAATCGATAAGATGTTAGAAGATATCGAAAAACATCCGGATCATGTGTTAGATCCTGCTACATGGGGCGAGATTGAACAAATTTTAGAAGAATTACACAGAGAGCAAAAAGAGAGATTAAAAGATAACATCGCGTTAACAGAAGATATTATCATTGAGAATGATGTAATTTTATTAGATGCCAACATTGATACAAATAACCATTTAGATATGGATAAGAATCAAGTCATCTCAAATTCACTTGATATTTTAGCTATTTTCCTCAAAAGTGAGAAAATTCTATATACAGAAGCAAAGTCTTATTGTGAACAACAGCTAAATTTTCTTATGATGCCTGCTATTTTTATTTCAGCACTTACTACTGTCTTAACAATGGCACTAAGTAATTATATATACGGAGATATCATTATTGCATCTCTCACGGCTATTAACTCTTTCCTATTAGCGATAATTAGTTATTTAAAACTGGATGCTAAATCAGAAGCTCATAAAACAAGTGCGTATCAGTTTGATAAATTACAATCTAAATGTGAATTTGGTTCTGGTAGAGTTATTTTTTTTAATAGAAAAGAAAAGGATCTATCAAAAAATCCAACTGCTCTTACAACTGTTGCCCCATCTGCTGAACTAGTTGATAAAAAACACGCATTAAAAGACGAAGATTTTAAAGAAGTTTATGATTTAGTTGATATGATTGAAATAAAAGTAAATGAAATCAAGGATATGAATAAATTTATTTTACCAGAATATATCCGTACTAAATACTCTAATTTATATAGCACAAATATCTTTTCAACAATCAAATTATACATTACAGAAGAATCTCAACTTCGATATGAGCTTGATCAATGTGTACAAAGTCTAAAAACTCTTCGTAAAAAAGTTATACCTATTGTGAAATTACCGGAAACAGCAGAAAGCCGCAGTGGAGACAGTACCATCATCTATTCATGGAATATCAATGTAAAAAACAAACGTGATATAGAGAGGCAACTATTCCAAACTAGAGAGAACTATGCAAAATTAGATCGTATGATTGCAACAAACTATAATACCGGCAGTACTGATTGTTTCTCTTGTACCAATTATTGTATTTGGATGAAGACTTAAAAAGCATAGCTTTTTCAGTCTGACTTTATTTTTGTTTTACAAAAATAATGAAGACTTAATGCGAAGCATTAGTGTTTTCAGACAGGTGCAAAGCACCTGGATTGAAAACGTAATCGTGCAACGATTGCGTTTGAACAGGATTGTCATAGACAATCCTTGAAGACTTAAAAAGCATAGCTTTTTCAGTCTGACTTTATTTTTGTTTTACAAAAATAATGAAAACGTAGTCGTGCAACAATTATTTACGTTTCCTACAGGAAGCAGCCGTACTGTAAGTATGTCTAGGGATATCTGGAATATTCTTGTGTTCATTACAGACATATAGGAAGGGAACGCATGGCAATTTACAATGATTTCCATTCACTATCCAGGTACATCCTTTTTTTCGTATGTAATCAGTGTCATTCATGTGGTAGCTTTTATAAATGTCAGGATTGCTCATGATTATACGATACATTCATTTATCAATTTAGTGCAAATCATTCACAATTGTAAAATAATTTACAGGATTGAATGCAGCATCATTAATAAGCCGATCTGGAGATAATAAAATATATTTTACACCTAATTCATTCCATATTGGACATAATCTATCTTTAATCGCATCGCATCTTTCCGGATTTATTTCTAATCCTTGCATGACAATCGAATGTAACTTGTGCGGGGAATTAATAATATGATTTAATAATTTATTCCACTGTTTTTCCGTTGGGACAACTCTAGGATTAGAAACAAATACTAATGAACCAACTCCATATTCGCAAACATATTCAAAAATACTATCAATATAGTCTAGATAATTCTCCTCGTGTAAATTTATATACATAAAAATAAGGGTATCATAAAAGATTACGCTTTCTGACATCTTTGCGATGATTCGATTTCTTTCTTGGATCGGCTTTCGGAACTCTGGATTTTTGTAGGCTTCCCGAATACCAATCGAGCAATTCCGATTGATCCCTGCAACGCTTTGTATCTCGGAAGAACCGAGGTATCGTGATATTTCTCCCAGTAGATCATTTGATAAACGATTCATTTTATGCGATAGATAAAAGAATGTATCAATTTGGGCAACCTACAAAGTAGGTTAGTAAAAAAGACGCACCGCTCTAACTTGATTCCATACGACGATTTGGCGGTCGAACTTTGCCATTCGACGCCAAATAGCATTCCGCCATCCGTCCATGAATCCAAATGTTTTTTTCCTGCAAGGCTCTATTTGCGCACTCAGCTGTTTCAAAAGTGACAAATCCATATCCTCTGGCTTCCAAGAATCCGCTCTTATTTCTTTGGATGGTAACATTGGCTTGTTCCACTTTTCCATATTTTGAAAACGCGTCTCCCAGGTCTTGATGCGTGGCTCCAAACGGAAGGTTACGCACAAAAAGTCTACGCAGTGCAATGTTATTTTCGTCCGAGTGTTCCAGCCTGTCGTCTTGTATCTCTAGAGGCTGTTGATACGGGGAAAGAGACAGTGGTTGGCTTGGAGGGGTCACCTGCAATGCTAGAGACATGGATTGATTTGCATCTACCATCATCTGTAGTGTCTTGTTTGCGTCTTTCAGACCAGCTACCGTCATCTGCAGTGACCCGTTTGCGTTCTTCAGACGATTCACCTCCTGTAACAAGATCGACGCAACCGTAACCAAATCCTCCTTTCTAAGCATTCCCAAAATAGACAGATGGTCCATGATAAACTTACTAGTACTAGAATAACGAGTGACTAGAGGCAACCTCGCATTTTCAATTTAGCCGATGCTAGATGTTCTATTTAGAGGGTCTATAATAGAAAACATATTTCTATTTAGAGGATCTATAATAGAAACATAAGATACATAAATATATTTTCTATTTAGAGGGTAAGGATCGAATATGTCTGCACCTCGACCGATAAAGAACATGAACTTTTCGGTATATCTAGACAGAAAAACTATACAAAATACACCACCTCAAGAAAATTTTTTAGAAAACCAAATGAATAAAATGTATCCGAAACTCACGACAGAATGGGTTGACTCCGACAAAGTACTAAAGTGTCAACATTGTAGCAGTGGTTTTAGTATGTTTTATCGTAAACATCATTGTCGGGCTTGTGGTGGGGTTTTCTGTCGCACATGTTGTAATAAATATATGATCATTCCGGGTCAGCTCGTTGATGTACCGAAACAACAGGCTTCTTGGGGAATCTATGTTAATACTTTTTTTTCAAAAGTTTCTGGTTATGATCAAACTGCTAGTCTGGTTTGCAATGAATGTTCAACTAAAATAAAAAACCTATTAGATATTCAACATCTTATCAAAATTTGTGAATTCCTGCCTCTTTCCGACCTGTATTCTACTGTATATGTAAATAAAAAATGGTATAATGCAAGTATTCATTGTCTTTCTAAATTTAGAAACATACAATATAAATCTCCTGGTTACGTTTTTACCAATATAGAATGCGATCTCCTTATTGGCAATCAACCCTATCTAGCAGGTCATACTAGTTGGTTAAGTATGTTGATTAAGGCATATTTAATTAAAGGTCATTCCATACAAGAATTAATTCATTTTATTTCTAAATCAAATAAAACAACAAGCTGTTGGGATCTCATGTGTTCTCGTAAATGTAACATTGAGATTGATATGTTAACCATTATTGATCTTATCAAATTTGTTTCCGGACTAGGAAAAACGGAAAATGACCATATCATTGAACTTGTTGAAATGTTACTGTTAACTGTCAACTATATTCATAGCAATTACTGTTTATTGCCTTTTTTAACTTCTAGCTTGGGTACTTGTTTCACACAACCCGTTCTATATGAACTTCTAGATAGAGTAGGCACCGATAACAACTTTCTTATATTATTATCATTTGAATACAACTACCTCAAAAACAAAATCATTAAAGAACCAATTGAGCACACATTAAACCTATTCCTAAAAGATCGTATTCCTCCTAACTTAAAAGTTCTTATCTATAAAACAATTAACGTTTTTACAAAACTCTATAGTGAGAGAAATAAGTTTTTAACAGTCAATAATGTAGATGACATGTTACCCATTCTCTATCCATTTGATACAGACTATGTTATTACTAAAATTGTTGAAATTACAGAACTACAAAGCTCATCAAAACCTTTATTGGTCAGATTATGGATCAAAAGAGGTGCGTATGATGATAAAGAAGTCGAAAAAAAGGTTATTTTAAAGTCTGATCCAAATTTGCGAAAAGAAAACATTGTATCCTGTCTCATTATGTTACTTCAAAATAAACTGATTCAACAAATGGAACGTGGTCGTATAGATCCATTTGATCCTATACCTACCTATAAAATTATTTTATTAACCCAAAGTTTAGGCATTATTGAGTTTTTAGACGATTGTTTAACACTAAAAAATATTAGTAATAAGAATTACACCCTACAAAACTACATATTAGATAATAATAAAGATGAGCGAATTAGCACCATTAAAGAACGTTTTGCACGATCATTAGCGATTAGTTCATGTTTATCATTTATTTTAGGATTAGGTGACCGCCATTCTAGTAATATTATGATTTCAAAGAAAGGTCATATTCTACACATTGATTATGGATATATTTTAGAAAATCCGTTGCATTCTACGATTTTCAATCATCCTGTCATTCGAATCTCCCATGAAATGATTGACTTTTTAGGTGGAGTAAACGGCGATGCCTATCAATTGTTTAAAAGGTATATTATTGATGTGTTTGATATTATGCGGCTCTATTCAGATATTATTGTTCATTATTATTCTATTCTTGGTCATGAAAAAATCATTAATTGGGAATTATTTAAAGAAAAACTGATTGATCGGTTTATGAATGGTATGTCCATTCGTGACGTAGAAGTTGTATTAATTGATGTCATACAAACCAGTAGTAATAGTTACGGGGGAAGCATTATTGATCTTTGTAACGAATATGGGGGCAGCTTGAAAAGGTTCATATCGTATTGATCACCTCTATATAAAGCTATTTTATATCAATAGTACAAATGAGCGATTATTTCGTTGTATATACAAATCTAGCTTCTATCCCTGCCGTGCTATATTATCAATATTATCGAAACTACTATTATTCCCTTCAAATTTTTTTAGTTTCCTTTTTCTCGTTTGTTCATCACTTGAAAACATCTGGTATTTATCGTATGGAAGACTCTGGATTATTTAGTCTACTTGATGGATGGTATTCCTATTTATCTATTTATGCATTTTCTCTATATTTATTTCTATCCAATCATGCTCTCCTCATTACAGAGTTATCTATTATTAGTCCTCTTTTGTTGTCTTTGTGTTATCTAAATATTATGACTGAAATATCATTACCTATTACGGTTTCATTTATTTTATTCATTATTGTGTATCATCGTGATCATTTTCGCACATCCCTTTTTTCTAATCCGTTTACTTATTTTACTTTCTTTTTTTGTGTTGTTGATATTATTTGTT